AAGTCTGATTTCTTAGAGTTCTTTTTATTTGGCAAGCGGTTTAATGGGAGATTTGTAGCTCGCAAAACCGATTTACCGCCGAGGGGAGAGCCAGGAGAAAGAATTGAAGAAAGGCCAGTCTGGTTATTCTGGAAGCCAAAAGACCAAAGACCATATCTTAGTGTTGATAATCCTACAGAAGAACAGTATGTTAAGAGAGCAAAAGAGATTGGATTACCTAATGACTATATAAAAAAATATATACTTCAAAGATTAAATAAAGAATATAGTATGTCTGATATATATGAGCATCCTGTTGTGCAAGAATTGCTAACACAACTAAGCAATGTTGAAACTAGTGGTAACACACTTCAAAAAACAATGAAAAATCATTGTGGGAAGACATTTGTTACTTTATCACTTCCAATAACAAAATATGAAGAGCTAGATAAATCTGATTTTCCATTAGTTGTTGAAGGCATTGCCATTAGAGAAGGAAAAATGAATGGTGTTTATTATGATGCCAGTGAACTTGAAAAGGGATATGATTCTTTGAAAGGGAGATTGATTAAGATTGACCACAGTGATTCAGTTCGAGACCACATCGGAAGGGTTCTAGATGTTTCATGGAATGATAAACTAAAACAGATTGAGTTTACTGGCGGAATATGTGACCCCGACATCATAAATAAAATTAAACACAAGCTAGTTGAGGGTGTTAGTGTTGGAGTCTTTATTGATGAAGAGTCGACAGATAGAGGTCCATCAGCAAAAAACTTAGAATTTGTTGAAGTTAGTTTGGTGGAGGACCCTGCATGTCCAGGTTGTATGATTAAATTATCAGCAGTGTCGGGGGATACTAATGAAAAGATTTTATTAAGCTCAAAATATAATAACAGTAAGGAGGTGAATTCCTCAATGGCAAAAGAAAAGAAAATTGCAGAAGAAGAGGCTGTGAAGGAAGAAACTCCAACCTCAGAAGAGATAGTGAAAGAGCCCTCGACGGAAGAAGAAGTCAAAACTACTGAAGATGAGACGGAGGCAGAGGCTCCTGCAGAGGGACAAAAATATCCAGCACCCTATCCTCATACTCACCCCGAGCTAGAGGAAGCAATTAAGAAATTAACTGCAAGAGTTGATGCGCTTGAAAAGAAGATATCCGAGATGAGTGCGTCTGAGAGTGAAGAATCTAATATGGAGCTTGAAAAGACTGATGAAATAGAAGAAATTAAAAATGAGCTTAAACAGCTTAAAGAAGAAATTAGCAAACCTGTCGTAAAATCTATCAAATCTGAGGAAGATGGTTTAGAAGATAAAGATTTTGCAAGGTTGGCACGTGATTATTTAAAGAGGAGACAATAATATGAAAAAATTAGAAGAGTTGGCTGATACTACAACCACAGAAGTTGATGCTGTAATCCCTGAAATATGGTCTGACGAAGTTGAAGCTGCAGCTCAGGCTAGGAGAGTAGCTAGAAACTTTGTAAAAGTTAATGAAGATTTGAAGAATGGTCCTGGTGATATCGTTCATATACCCAAAACCGGCAAAATAAATGCTGTTGCTCTGACAGAAGGTACAGATATCACTCCAACAGCTCTTGAGTATTCGACTCTAGATTTAACACCTGCTCCTGTAGGTGCTGGAGTTAGAGTTACAAGAGAGGCTGTTGAAGAGGCTAGATTGGATATTTTGAGAGATGCTACCGAGCAACTAGGCGAAGCACTGGCACAAAAAGAGGACCAGGATATTCTTGAAGCGCTGGCTGGTGCTACTGGTGCAGTTTTATACGGTGGTGCTAAGAGCTCATCGGCAGAACTGGTGCTTGGGGATGTTCTAACTACAGACCTGATTGCGAGTGGTGTAACTGAAGTTCGTTCTGATAATTACAACCCAGATGTCATATTTATTGCACCTGAACAAGAGAGAGCTTTGCTAAAAGATTCTCAGTTCGTTGATGCATCTAAGTATGGCGCAAATGAGGTTGTGCAGAACGGAGAAATCGGTAAGTATCTGGGTATGAAGGTCATTGTAACTACAAACCTACCAAAGGTGACTGATGGAGCAGCAGGACACAAATGTTTGATATTTGATAGTAAACATGCTGGTGCGATAGCTATCAAGCGTGATGCTACTATTGATACAGACTATGAAGTTCTGAAGAGGAGCCATCTGCTTGTAGGTACAATGAAATATGACGCAGGCAGACTCAACGATTCTGCAATTTGTGTGTTGGTCGTATCAGACGCATAGACAAGTCACTCAGTAAATCTGTACTTTGAGAATCCATGTGGTATGTGGTAGTTTAAACTCTTTGTTACCATATATCACATAAATATTTTTATGACAGAAAATGAGTGGATGCAAGACGAACTGCAGTATTTGAGGGAGAGGATAGATAAACTATCGAATGATACCTCTCATATATACTCTGATATAGCCAAGTTGAAGACTTCTATGGAGCTTCAGCAAATGAATCTTAAACATATTTGTAAGGAAGTTAAGTCAACTAAGAACTATTTGATGATTTTGCTGATTACAATAATCGGTTCGATGATTACAGGTATTTATGTGATTGTCTGAGGGAAATAAATGACAAAAGAAAATATTCACGTAAAAGGTAAGGTTTCGCTCACACTTCGGAATGCATTTGATGAAATCGTTGAAGTGAGAGATGCTGAAAACTTAATTACGAACGCTGGCTTTGATTTCATTTGCGATGTAATGGGAAACCCAACCCAACCCAATGATATGGGTTGGATTGCGGTTGGTTCTGGTGTTACACCTGCAAATGTTACAGATACTGCCTTAGAACACGAACTAGGCAGGGTTGCAAACACATACAGCCATACACCAGGAACTAAAACATACACAGCATCTGGAACTTTTGCTTCAGGAGTTGCGACTGGACCCATCACTGAAGCAGGTTTGGTAAATGCATCTACCGGCGGCACGCTTCTTAACAGGCAGACCTTTGATGTGATTAACAAGGGAGCAAACGACTCCTTAGAAGTCAAGTGGACACTGACCTTATCGTAACGTTGAACATATTATAAACTATTTTTTCTATTTTTTTATTCGAGGGTAGATGTGGAAAACAAAATATAGCCCATCCCAGGAAATTTTAAGTCTTAGGAGCTATTCTACAAAACATTTCGAATTAGGTAACGGTAAGCGGGTTGCTATTCTTACGGGGTTACTTCACGCTTGGGACGGGCAAAAATTTATAGAATTACCTCCTATACCACAAATAGAAGGTAAACTTTTAGATAAACCGAAAAAATTACACAAAGTTTTAGACGTTCCCTATTGGGCTTCCTGTGAAGTTCAAGATGGGGGTAGAACGATTCTTATTAGAGATAAGAATAATGTTACCATATGGAAGCATAGTAATGTTGCAGTTTATGATGCTGATATTGACCCATATATCAGAGATGAAGAGAATGAAATAATCAGAATTGATAAAAATAAGGTAGTTCCTTCAAAATTTGTTGTTAAAGGAAACGAAGTTTTCTTGGAAGTTCCCAAGGGGTTAAAATATCCGCTTAAGGTTGACCCAATTGTAGAAATCGGGCAGGGGACGGCTCCTGATGCGTATATTTGGGAGAAAAGCCCAGATACCAACTATGGTAGTGACACTTATTTAGAACTAGGCGGAAAGTTCGGAAAAGCACAGAGAAGCATAATCAGATTTGACTTGAGTTCCCTCCCAGCAGGTAGCACGGTAACGAGTGCTAAGCTATATCTTTATTTTTATGCTGCCACGGGTTCTCCGAATTTCAATATAGGCGCTCACCGAGTTAATCATGGGGCACCGAACTATGAAACGGGCTGGACCGAAGCAGGCGTAACGTGGAACAAATACGATGGAACGAATAATTGGGGAACTGCGGGAGGTGATTTTAATGCGGCTGCAACGGATACAATTTATGTTCCTTATTCTACTAAAGGGTGGTATAGTTGGGACGTGACATCTGATTGTGATGCGTTGGAGGAAAGAAGCTGGATTTTAAAGACCGATGGGGAGACAAGTTATTATTACCAAGATTACTATTCCAAAGAATACACAGGCGACACGTCCCTCCGACCGTATTTGGAGGTTACGTATGAAGTAGGCGGGCAAGTATATACTAAAGAACTTTCAGATACAATTGGACCTGTTAATGACTTGATTTCAAAAACCAGTGAAAAAATTCCAACTGCTGAAACATTAAACATTGTAGATAGCGTTTCAACAGCCCAACAGATTATAAGAACCTTAACTGAATCACTCAACGTTTCTGATAAAGCGGAGACTGTTAAGCAATTCATTAGAAATCTCCAAGAATCATTGTCAATTTCTGATGCTAAAGAGACTGCGGGTCATTTTATAAAAACTTTACAGGAGTCAATAACCATAGTTGATGCCAAAGAACTTGTTTCTCGGTTTGTAAGAGAGTTGGGAGAAACTGTCAGTGTATCTGATACCATAGAAAACATTAACCACTTTATAACCAAGTTGCAGGAAACCCTTGGAGTATCTGATAAAGTAGAAACTGCTACCCAATACATAAGAGCATTGGGTGAATCAATAAACGTATCCGACACTAAAGAATTCGTTTCACAATTTATAAGAGACCTACAGGAGGGTTTCGGAGTATCTGACAAAATAGAGACAATTAGTCAGTTTGTAAAGAGGCTTCAAGAGTCATTTGGTATTTCTGACAAAGTTCAAGTTAGCAGCAGGTTTGTAAGAACCTTACAAGAATCCATTAGTATAAGTGATGCAAAAGAAATATTTAGCAGATTTGTGAAAACGTTACAAGAATCATTTGATGTATCAGATACTGTAGAAACTATTCGGGGGTTTTCGAGAAGCCTACAAGAAACACTGGGGTTTTCGAGAAGCCTACAAGAAACACTTGCGGTATCTGACAAAGTGGAGTCTGTCCGCATATTTATAAGAGAATTCCGAGAATCGATTACAGTTTCTGACACATTAACATTAGGCATAGTTAAATTAATCCGAGTTTCAATTGACATTCTAAAAACAAAGATTGGGATTCTATTCAAGAAGTTAAGTTTACCGATAAAAGTCGCTTATCCAACGATTAGTATAAATATTTTAAAGAGTAAGGTAGAAACTATTATAAAGAAACCAAAAGTAGAGGTTAGTATCGAATGATAGAAAAAATCGAAGCGGGAGAGACTATCCGCATAAAAGGTACATTTAAAGATATTAATGGCACATTAACTGACCCTTCAAATGCAACATGCACGATTAAGGATAGCACAGACACTATAAAGGTGGACGCAGAAAGCATGACAAAGGAGAGCACAGGGGTTTGGTATTATGATTACACTGTTCCAGCTGATGGACCGACTGGAACTTGGCTTGTAACTTTAACTGGAACGCTTGGAACATTTACAGCAAAAAATGTGGAAGCCTTTGATGTTGAAATTACAACAAATGCCTAGGTGAGAAAATGACATATACTACATCATTTAAAGTGCGGCAAATTTCTGGTTTAACAGAAGATGAACTTGCTGATTCTGTTCTTGATAGCCTGATAGAATATGCTGAAGCGGAAGTTCAAAGACAAATCAATGTCCGTGCTGTAGATGAAGATTTAAATCCAAACCTAGATGGCACTGGCATTGATGGAGAAAATAAAACTTTTTATACAAAACATTTTCCTATCGCTGATGTGAATAAAGATTCGGTTGTAGATTCAAATGACATTACGGTTTATGTTTGGGATGATGAGCAAGATGAAAATACAAAAACAGTTGTAGGTGTGGACAGTGTTACGGCGGATTCAGGCAGAATAGTTTTAACTACAGCACCTTCAAGCGATAGTGAAAGAATATCAGCAGACTATAGTTATCATTTGAACCCAATCGATTATTCCCTAGTATCAAAGGCTTGTGATTATTTAACAGCTTATTTATGCGTGTTGAGAAAACACGATATAATGCCTGTTTCATATACGTTAGGTAGGAGTCTAAAAGTTCAAAAAACCAAGATTGGCGAAAGATTATATCAGCAATATTTAGTTTATCTTAATATGCTCCGTCCAGTCGCTTCTAAAGTCGTCCATGGAACGGATATCGTTCAAGCACGGACACACATAAGTTATGAGATGTAATTCAGAAAAAAATGAAATACGATTTACAGCATATTTTAAAAGAAGCTGGAGAGTCTGTAATTCATTTAACCTATACTGAATACACAGACCCCATCACTGGCGATGTTATTTCAACCCCAAGCAGTGGAACTATCATTACCGCTTGGATTGAAGATATTTCCGAAAGCGATAGGCTTTCAATACCTGGTGAACAGATAGCTGGTGATGCAACCGCTGTTATAGATGCTGATACCATTGTCTCAAAAGGAGATAGATTACTTGTAGCTTCTGGACAAGTAGATGAACGGGAATATGAAGTTGTTGATGATATAGTTTTCAGATATGGCGGAGCAAAAGTCTATAAGACATTAACGCTGAGGAAAGTATGATACGAATGCGAGTGGTTGGAGATAAAGCAGTTAGGAAAAAGTTATTAACTGCTGGACCTAAAGTAATTACTGCTGTGGACAAAGCAGTCCAAAAAGGAGCTTTAATGATAGAAGCACAGGCGGTAAGGAATGCGCCAGTAGATACGGGCAGATTAAGAAAAGGTATAAGAGCATCTAGAATAGGTCCAATGGCATATCAAGTCGGAGTTAGTCGTGATGAAGTTCCATATGCCGAAGTTGTAGAATTTGGTTCATCTAGCCATTCAATTGAAAGCCCTGTTTTTCTTAGAGGTAAAATTAGAGATTGGAGATACATAAAATCACACCCAGGAACCTCACCACAGCCGTTTTTAAGGCCTGCATTTGATTCCGAGAAAAACAAGGTTAAAGCAATGATTGAAGGCGCAATACAGGCGGCGCTAAAAACTTAAAAGTGTGTTTTTCTTACATTCTTACTCTTTTACCCTTAGGGTTAGAGCATAAAAATAGGGATAAACGCCATTACCCCATCGCTTCTCTTGGGTATGAATCAATATCTTTTAAA